CCATAATAAAGTTGTACTTTTGCACCTTTTCTAACGCCAGCAGGCAATACATGATCTTGTTCATCAAATAGAGAAAATGACCAGGCATCCGCTGGCGTATCAATAGCACTGTCAATTGAAGCCATATCCCATGTATTAATCTCAAAGCCAGCAATAATCAGACGTACTTTTTTATCGCGCATAAACTGAGACCTCCATACCTTTTAAAAGGAGGGCAGGGTTTTCAATATCCTGATTTAGGCGACGGATTTCAGCTGCACGTGTCATATCTTCATAAAGATAATGTGCTAACCAATGAAAGGTACAAGGCACAGGGATGATCATCGTAATAATCGGAGGACGAACTTCTATGAGCTCTTGGATCTGTAAATGGATTTGATCAGCGACGTGCTTGTAATTTTGAATCAATGAGACAGCATCTAGATCGAGGCTGCCATATTCACGCTCAGCCTGAATAGCGGCTTGAATCTTTTCACGTGTACTCGCACGAACTTTGGCAAGATCCATCGGAGTCATGCTGATTTGATTCTGTTGTGTCGTTGGGTCTTGTACTGGCTTAGCTTGTAGCTCCAGCATCTCATCACGTGTTTTTTGAATGACTTGCTGAGTAATCCCAACAACGGAAGCAACTTGTGTTGCACGCCAAAGTTGTTTTAACTCTTTTGGGTTGGAGGTTTCATCAAATACATGATCAAAACGCTCAACCCGTTTGGTGACATCACGCCATTGAGATAAAGCTGAAATTGAAAAATCAAAATTAACCAGACGACTAATATCATCCACAAGGCCAGTCGCCCAGGCATCTGGGCTTAGAATATCGATACTGGTTGCTTTGGCTAAATTCAGACCAGTTCTAATGCTTTGCAACGCATCTCTAACGTCTTTTACAACGCTATAAAATTGTTCAGGTTGTAGTGCTTTTAGTTTTTCTAAAGTCTTTTTGAATTGATTGGCTGGTGATTCAATCACATCTAAAGCAGTCAATTCTGTCGTGGTTTGAACTGGAATAAAAAGCTCACGCTTTTCAGTTTTGACCACTAAAAAGTTAATGCTGAAGCTACAAAAGTCGTGACTTTCAGCGTCTTCGTTCACGCTATGATCAAGCACCTGAACTTGCAGAATACCTTCAGTTGGATGAATCAATTCGCCAGGGCCTGTGACCGCAATTGCAGCCTCAAGGGCTTTACGCCATGTTAGATAGTCATCACCAGTAAACATTGCATTAATCGTGATACGACGCGCATCATTACCCATATCTTCGACTGTGGCATCATTTGAGTACGGGGCTTGATGGATGGCTACAGTTTTGGCTTGAGCACCACTGACGGATGTACATTCAAACTGCACACCACGAAATGAAGCGTCATGTAATTCGTCTTTCCAGCCCATAAAAAAACCTCAAATGAATGAGGTTAGTTTGCCGTTAGAATCTTAGCTTGTTGTCTGGAAGTGCTTCCCAATTTAACGCCCTGTATGTGTCAACATAAACGGCTTAGGTGCACCATGGCGGTTTTCTTGATTGGAGGCAGTGCCAGGTCGACCAAATGACTCCGCCAGTGAACCACTTCCCAATTGCAAAGGGATAGGTTTATTATCACGAGTTACATTAATTAATGTACCAATTTTTGATACAAGTTCCTGCGATAACTGATTGTTTTTCGATTGCTCCGAGAGCATGGCCTCATATGCAGCTTGCGCTTCTAAAGCCGCCTTAGCTTCGTCATTCCCAAAGAATGCTAATGTTTTGGCAATGGTTTCACCTAATTTATCTCCAAAATCTGTACCTTCTACAAAATTTTTGCTGATTACTGTACCTGCACCATAACCAACAGCCCCAGCGGCCAATACTGCACCCGCTGGACCTGCTCCAGCACGAGCAACCCCACCAGCCCTGGTAAGTAAACCACCTGCTTTACCAGCTATAGCACCGCCTTTACCGCCCCCAAGTACACTACCTGCTGCACTTGCAACACCTAATGCAGCGACAGCAGTAGCAGCGCTATAAGCGGCTGCGGCCAATGCTTCATTTCCTTGAGCAGCGTCAGTAACTTTATCTTTCAAAGTTCCCAATACTCCAGACACAGCATCGTAGGCTTTAGATTGGGCAAATAAGCCTTCTTGATTTACAGCCTGATCTTTGGCCCACTCTTGAGACTTGATTAATTCTAAGTCTGAATTAACCGTACCCTTAGCACCTGAGATTTCTGACTCTAACTGTGATGCAGTATCTTTATTGTAGACCGCTGCCATTGCTGCCATGAGTGCTTGTCGGTCTGCGATGATTTGTCCCATTTCCGAACCCATTGCAATATTGCTCATATCGCCGAGTAAGGCTTGACGTTCTTCATTCGATTTTGCACTGCGGGCTTGTGCTTGCAAATTGCTGTATTGAGTATTACCAGCAAGCTGACGTTCCAATAATTTTACAAATGCTTCAACACCATATACTCCTTGCTCACGTTGTTGAATCGAATAGCTAGACCAATCAAAAACTTGTTTAGGTTTTTTTGTACCTTTCACTCTTGTTGGATCGCCTGACGCAACTGTAACGGCATCAGCAATTGAATCGCTAAATTCTCTTGATGAAAGTTTTTGTAGTAAGTTCACTACGTTATTACCAGCACTGGAGCTATCAGAGGCCGTAGTTTTTGCCATTTGGTTTAGTGCTAAAAGTTTAACCAAACCGTCATCGCCGCTGTAACCTGATGCTTTGGCCATTGCCATTTGTTCAGGCAAAAATTTTGCCATATCACGATATTCAAATGATCCGACTTGACCAGCGCGCATCGCACGATCCTGACCAAGTGAAATATCTCTAACCCCAAAATTTTGCATCGCTAAAGTCATTTTAGCTGCATCCACTGCGTCTGCACCCGCAGCAAATGCTGTGCGAGTTGATGCATTTAGGGCAGGGGCTTGATGCATTTAGGGCAGGGGCAACATTACCTACATCGTATTTACCTGATGCAATTAACTCATTCAAAGCCGCAGCTGCATCTTCACGTGTGCCGCCCCCTGTACGTACTGCATCTTTAACATATTGATGTAATGAATTACCTTCTTCAAGACGTTGCTTAGTACTGAGCCCTTGACCACCTGTGGCTGTTGCCATGATGTAGGTCATTTGCTGTTGATAGTCACGCGGCTTTTGTAAAGCGTTAGATAAAACCATACCACCCGCTGCTACAGCACCACCAACAGCAACCGCACCTTGGAAGCGGCTGCCACCAGTACCATTCATTTTCTGGGCTTGCTGGATCTGTTTTTCCTGTTGGGCCGTTTTGCCCAATTCGGCATTGAGCTGGGCAACCTTAGATTTCATCGAGGCATAGGCACGTTCCATGTCTTTGGCCGTAACAACACCCTGCCGTTGCAGTATGCTTAACTTTTGGTAAGTGGCTTGGGTTTTGGTAACTTCATGGCGAATCTGTTGCTCGGTACGAATCCCCAGCTTTCGTACTAAATCTACAGCCTGAGCTTCCTTTTTTTGAGCAGCAAGGGCTGTGCCTTGCTTACGCATTTCATCCAGTAATTTTTTTGCAGCAGTGACTTGACCTTCTTGTAATGGTTTGAGCTTTTGTTGTTCAGAATTAATCTTTTGAACTGCTTTAAGTTGATGATCTGCTATACGTTTTAGCTCAGCACCTGCGTTGCCTTTGACCTGAAGTGTTAAAGAGACGGTAGTATTTTTACTCATGGCTTACTCATTTTAGAATTTTTAAAACGTGAAGCAACGTAGGTTTTGCCTGAAGCTTTTTTGACTGGAGCCGGAGAGGATGATTTTTCAACTGGACGAGTATTATTGCTTTGCCGCTCGTCTGCACTCAGAAATGCAATAGCCATATCAATCGGCATGTCACATGCGTCTTGATATGGCACACCGACGATCATTAGGGCTCGAATCAGTTTGACTCGGTCTCTGAGTTCTCGGCTTGTTCCTTTGCATCCAGCTGGTCACGCAAATCTTTTAGATAGTCTAAATTAGTACGTGATGAATGACCCAATGCGTCATAGGGTAATTTGTGCTCATTCCCTTCAGCATCAACCAAGCGGGTCATAGAGGCCAATTCACCAATCGAAATATATTGACCCACCAACAGCTCACCTTGGGCTTGAACACTCTCAATACCACTTAATCAATTTTTGTACGTTCCATTTTGATTACTCAACAATTTTGTCTAATGCAAATAAACTAATAGAGCGACCTGCGTTATTCGCTTCTACACCTGTAGACGTGCCAATTTCTTGAGGCCAACAGTCAATATAGGTTTCACGGAAACTACCATCTTCTGACTCAATGGTTAGACGTGCATCTTCGACTGAACTCCAGTCAATAGATCCAGCTAATGGAATAACAGTTTCAACGGATAGGCTATATGCCTTATTTCCTTTGGCAACGTACTTGGTACGACGCTGGCGGTTCATGGTAGGAACAGGGCGGTTCCCTGTCACTTCGGATGGGTTGCATGAGGTGCAGTCATATTCTGTCCCATCAATGCTCAGTACAATTGTACCGACGACTTCTTCAGACATGCTTTAAGACTCTTATAAAAGATGTCTTATGTTTACGGTATTTCTATAGATATACATGCGGAAGTCGTTCCATAAAAAAACCACCCGAAGGTGGTTTTAATTTCATGCGAGAGAGGCTTGATATAGTTTTTCTTTGAGAAGATAACCCTCTAAAGTCCATATTGAACGGAATGCGTCGTTATATGCCAGCTCTTTTCCTTTCTCAATATCGAAAATTTCTGCACTGATACAGGCAGACTGTCCAGTAACGGTATAACCATTCTGCAAAGTGATAACACAAAGGGTCAAACAATCCGTGCTTTTATCATGCTCATAACCATCAGCAAAACGATCAGGGCTATATTCATTACCATGCACCCAGCGGACCGCCACAATCTTTTCTTCGATTTGTTCTTTGGTTAAGCGAGGTGCTTCATTATTTGAAGTATTCATTTATAAAGTCCCCAATTTAGTAAACATTCAGTGTTGCAGCAATCACATGCATACCACGAACCCAATCTGAAGGAATGGCAGCATTAACGCGGTAACGGTCAGTCGCATCTTCAGTCACAGTCAACTCACCTTTGGTTGCTTCAACATTTTGTAAGATTTCAGCACGATCTAGTTTGAGTGCTTCAACGAGGAAAATTGAACGTAGGTTACGACGAGCTGCGGCCGTATTTTTTCGACGTCGTTCTTTTGATGCTGCTGTACGCATGACCTGACGGACATAATCAATCGTCAATGCACCGTTAATATCGAGCATGATGTCATCCGCAATACCGGTATCTGGATTTTTACGGTAGGTTGATACTGCACGTACAATTTCAGGCTTACCATCTGCACCAGTAGCAATGATGCAAACACCTGCTTTTAATGCACGTTCTTGACGTTCAAAGGTCAGCTTAAAACGATCTTCAACCGCACTTACACCGCCTAAATTTACACCATTAAATGGCACAGCAGGGTCGTTAGAATCAGCGAGAGCTGCAGCCATCGCACCCGCAATTTCAGCTTCTTGGCCTGTTGCGCCATGATAGCAAACAGCAATGACGCGATAACTTGTTTCAACATTGGCTTGAGCTGCAAAAAGTGTTGCTGTCTCAATATCTGTAAATGGAACAACGAGAATCGCAGGACGTTGTTCAATTGCATCACTGACAAAGTTTAAGTGGTCAATATACGCTTCAGTATCATCGCCAACAGCTGGAGCACTGTTTAGCGCAATAATGGTATGGCCCAACGGTTCGATAATATCTAAGGTAGAATCAAGATCAACTGCTGGAACCTGAGCCGTATCCATTTGTAAGGTTAGACCATAAGCATCAATTAAGCGGTTGGTTTTGACGGCCGCTTTAATCATTTTACTCATTGCACTGTTGGCAGCGATTTTATCGTCAGCATCAGCTTCATCGTAAATAGCGACAGGCTGTGTCATGACTTTGGTATCACTTGTCAAAAAAAGGACTTTATGCGTATTTGCAGGTAAGCCCGCACGCTGAGTATTAATATTGACAGCGGTATACATACCTGGGGTTTTAATACCTGTTTGTACCATGTTTATTCTTCCTTCAGTTTGACCAAATCACTTTCATCGACGTGGCCGTCGTTAGGCTGATAGTAATAGTCAATATTGATTTTTTGGATTTCCGCTTCAGTGTCTTCTTCTTCACGGTCCCGATCTGACGCTTTGAAGATGAATCCTGTTGTGAACTCTTGAGCGATTACGCTGATTGATTGCCCGCGAACAATCGTATTGAAGATGGTTTTAGCCTTACCTAGCTCTAATGGATCTAAGCCAGCAAGCCCTACGCTTTTTAAGGTATTATTGGTTAAAAGCTTGCGAACATGCTTTAACATCGTATAAGTACCAATGTCTGCACCTGCACCATGTCGTCGGGCTTCTTCATTACGTACAGATGAAGCACCTACAAGAACAACCACTTTGACCGAATCTTTTACTTTGCTATGGGACAGTTTTTCAGGTGAACCATCTGAGCCAGCAGTTGTGACCCAAATCGCAGGGAAGCGCCTTACAACACCCAGTAAGTCTTCATCAAACTCACCCCCATAACTTTTAACAGTAGCAAGCCAAGGCCATTTCCCAGAAGTTTGCTGCTGTGCGAGCAAGTCCTTTATCGATTGTTCAATATCGTCATATCCAATCACCAGCCACGCCCTCCAAAGTCTTTACGACCCACCGTCATAACAATGGCATTGTTAGAGGATTGGATCGGGGCAGTTTGTCCTGTTGGATTACCACCAATTTGAATCGTCCCTTTTGAAATTTCTTTCAATGTTTTAAGGGCAGCTTCATAACGGGTTTTGATCGGACTATTTTCAGACATTGCACCAGTAGAGGCGTGATAGCGTGTCATATCACACGCTATCGACTGGAGAAATGGGGGAACAGTTTGCAACGGCAATGAATAACGTGCCATGTAGCCTTCAATTTCACTGTTTGCTTGTTGCATGGCAGCATTTAAACGAGTCATATTGATTTCTTGTACATAAGGTGGCTCAGTAACAGTAAGTTCAATCAACTCACGTTCACCAAATTTGTCACGCATTGCGTCTAGGGTTGCAAACATGTCTGTACTCCCAATTAGTCCACAGTACCATCAGAGCCAAACACTAATTGCCAGTGACCAAAACCAGCTTCACCACGTGCCTCTGCACCAAATTTGAATTCACCTTCCATGAACACAGCATCAGAATCTGTAGAAGTTTGTTGTACAAAATTTGGCTTTTTACGTGGCTGGTAAATGAATGGTTTTAGGGGTTTGGTGGTATCTAATAAGAACCAAGCATTTGGATCTGTTAAGCGACCAGAAACCTTCACCTTTGCTGTGCCTTTATATGGGTTGGGCTTACCATCTTCGAGCTTATCAAGATTCATTAAAGAATTAGCGACAGCCTCTAACGCTGGAGGTACAAGCAAAATGTTCGGACGCACATTCAATGGACGACCTTCTTCATCTTTCAATGACATCATTGCAGTACGCGCTGCACCATAAGAGGCTTGAGCTTTTGCAAAAGTTTCAACTGAAAGCTTTTTGGTTCCTTTGTTACTAGCTACGGATTTACCATTCGGATGGTTTGATGCAACAAAAGGCTTCCCGTCATAGCACTTTTTAGTGAAGCTGTTATTTACTGCGCCATAGACGAGTTCATCAGGCCATTGCTTAGCTGCGTGCCCAGCACCTTCAGCTTGTGCTTTATAGATACCCAATTGGTCATCTTCAATATCATCACGCTTCACTGCAACGGTGGACTCGTAGGATTTATTGACAATTACATAGTTGTACTCGGACAACTTTTTGACTTGTTTCTTTCCAACCCATTCCTTCATGCCAGGGAAGTTTGATAACCATGTATAGTCATTGGCCTTGGTTGTACTTGGAACTTCTGAGGCAATCTCAGGCCATTCAGCTTCACCCGCAGCAAAGGCATTGGTAAAAGCTGTTTTTAGGCCAATGAATAACCCCGCAATTACTGCACCATTAATTTTCATGCTACCCATACCCCTTCATTTGTGATTTCCAAAACAACACCACATTCAGACTTAGTATCTGCTGCTGATGTTTTACAGACCGTGGTTGCATCATTGATGTAACACTTCTTACCTACCGATGCTTGGTCTACAGCATCGGCACCTGAGTTATCTAAAAGGAAAGCGGCATGTGTGCGAACCAAAACGGAAACATCTCCATCTGCGCCACCTGTGTTATCGATGGTTTCATCGAATACACCTAAATAGGTTAGATCTGTTGCTGTCTTTCCTTGCTCTGCATAGCCCGCTGCATCAACAACAGCAATATGACCTGCAAGAACAATGACATTTGCTTTCACACCAACACGAATGAGCCCCAAATCACGACGAGGCGTTTGTCGATCAGCACCACTTAAAATACTGCTCATGCATTTACTCCAGGTAATTCAACCCCCATTGCTGCGGCAACTTCTAATGCTTCAGCTGTATACGTTGGATGTTGATGGTTCGCAGCAATCTGAGTCTGTTGCGTTTGTTGTTGGGTTAAAGCTGCAATTTTTGGCAACTCACTTAAGTAGGTAAGCGTTCCCGCTGCATCGCTCTTACCACGTTGACGTACCCAAGCAATGGTGGCTTCACCTGTTAGGCGACCATCCGAACAAGCTGCTGTAATCGCATCTTCGAGTTCTTTTTCTTGGGTATTTGATACAATCGAAGCACGTGCAGCGACAGCTTCTTGGTACACAGCCATCGGAACCCATTGCTTCGAATCTGGTGAAGTCTGAGAATTTGCAGCAAGTTTGGTTTGCAGTTCGCTTAAAACATCAAATAGGTTTTGCCCATTTGCAGCGACAACAACGCCAGTCTTTTCTTTAATTTGCGCTGACAACTTATTCAATTCAGCCAATACTTCTTCAGCAGTAGCAGACAATGGTAAGTTCAACATCCAGCGCAACTGTTCGAGTAATTCATCCATCGATGAGTCCTTTATAGTTGTTACAGACAATAATTCCTGTGCCGCAGCTGCCAATTGAGCTTCGGGTAAGGTGTCGA